CATTAGTAGTCGATGAAAATGACGAATCCATGGCGCCCTCTGCCTAGAGGGCGCCATTTTGAAGTACGAGTGGCAGGTGATGCCGAGCGCTACCGGCGGGGTGCGTTCATCTGAACGTTTCAATGATCGCTCGGGTCATTCCGCTGAAGCTTCGAAGTAGCTGGACGGCCGGTGGGCGGCCGATATCCGGAACCTCAGCCAGTGTCACGTCGAGCGAGATATTTAGCTCAAGGCCCCGCGCGTCCCAACGCGCAACTGGATCGCCATCGTGAAACGGTCCCTCAAAAAACGCCATCATGCCAAGGAAGCCTGAGCCGGTGAAAGCGACCTCGCCCCGGTCCACGCCGCACACTAAGAGCTTTCGATGCTTGTCCATCCGATCAAGGTCATGGAGCGCGTAAAGAGGTGCATTGCCACCACGGTAAGGACGAAATGCGAGGACCGCCGCCTGATCAGCTTCGGAAAGGGCCCGGATCTTTCTCTTTGTCCTCTTGTCGGCAAGCTGTTGCTCCGATCTGGCGAACGGAAAACAGGTATCGGTAGGCACCGGGCGTCCATTGCGTGCAGCGAGCGCACAAGCGAGGAGGTCGAGCGCACTACGTTGGGCGTGAATGATGGCGCCCGTTTGAACGCCAACGGCTCGCGGCACAGGCGCCGCAGCCTTGAAAAAGTAGATCAGACCGTGTCCCTCGGGGTCTGGTTCTGGCCTAAGTCGATAGGGCTTTCGATCCAGGAACTCTTTGAGACCTTTTTCAAGCGCATCTATCTGGTAGTCGGCCCATTCGACTTTCGCCAATACATCATCAAGATCATCTGGATCCATATCGCTCACCCTGTCCGTCCGCGTCGCCTGCGGTGGCGAGGCCCGCAATCGTCTCGATTTATGCGAAAGTCATTCGGTCGTTCTCTCGCGTCTCGCCTCGTGCGCAATACATCCCCGACCAAACCGGCTGACAAGGCCCGACAGGCCGGGTCGTACCGGTAGCGAATCGGCTGAGAATATGGAATCCCTGTAAGGCTGAAGTGATTCGGGCCGGGGTGCCACCCGGCCCGAATCCAATCCCGAGAAACCGGAGGCCCGGCGCGGGATGCTTGTACGAAAGCCCTCGCAGTAAGCGGGAACAAGCCGATTCAGTCAAGCCGGGCCTCCATCACAAAAGGAGGCCAGAATGGCTGCTCGACACGAAATCACCTGCATCATCCCGGACGGAGCGGACGAGGACCGCCGCATCGACTCGATCGGCGGCAAGACCGGCGCGAAGAACGGGGGCGGTCCGTGGCGGCTCCCCCTGGACAAAGCGATCGCCGGGATCGAGAACGGCACCTGGGCGTTCTGGACCCAGGGTGGCGGGAAGCCGGTCAATGTCATCGTGGCGTCGCGGAACGGTCGGAAATACCTGAAGACCGAAAACGATGGCGCGGAGCCGAACAACCTGCTCAGCCTGCCGACTTGCGGCTGAGGTAGCAGATATGGCTGCACCCGACGCCTGTTGCATGTCGCGGTGCAGCCAAAGTCCGCGGAATCTCGATTGGCTGACCGCGATGAGCGCTGGAGCTCACAATGTCGCTTGAGAAGGACTTCGACTACATCCTCTACATTGACGAAGCTGGCGACGATGGCCTCAAGCGGGTTCGCCCATTGGATGACGGTGGATCCAGCGAATGGCTGATCATCGCCGGCGTCCTCATTCGCGCGTCGAGGGAGGCGGAGGTCAAGGATTGGGTTCGCGACATTCGCAATGGACTGCCAGGCAGAGTGACGCGCGACTTTCATTTTCGCCGGCTCAATCCCGCCAAGAAGCTGCACGTCTGTCAGGCGATGGCAGACCTGAGTGCGCGCTACTTTGTAGTTTGCTCCAACAAGAAGAACATGCGCGGCTATCGCAACCCGCTTGCGGAAAAGATTCCGGCGAAGAACTGGTTCTATTGCTGGATGACGAGGCTGCTGTTGGAGAGGGCGACGGACTATGTTCACTGGCACTCCCTGCAGCACCATGGCGAACCGCGCAAAATCCGGATCGAATACAGTAATCGAGGCGGCTTTTCGTACGCCCAGATGGGTGCCTACTATCAGTGGATTCGCTACCAGGGAACCAACACCTACCTGAATATCGGCCGCATCCACTGGCCATCGATCGACTACGACCTCTTGAAAGTCTACACGCACAATGAGCGTGCTGGCCTTCAGCTCGCTGACGTCGTAGCCAGCGCCTTCTTCAAGGCCTGCGACCGCTTCAGCACAGGTGCATGCGACCCGACCTTTGCCAAATTGCTCGGTCCCAGGATGGCTCGGCCCCGCGACACCAAGCTAGAGTCGGTTTCAGGCTACGGCGTCAAGCTGATGCCATCTCTCAAGAAGTCGGAATTGCTCCCGGATCAGGAGGACATCTTTCGGTTCTACGGATATCCGAAACAATGGTGGGCCCCGGACCCGTCTGATCCCTGAGCTTCCAGGCCAGCATCTCCCGCGCTGACCGTCTCAGGGACGCCCCCCAGCAATCTTCTGCCAGCGGCCCGGGCAACCCGACGACCCACCACAAGAATCCTAGCGAATCCGCGGGATTCCGTCCAGATGATAAGACCATCTCACACCGGATCAGTCTCAAGGCCCCTTTTAGGGGCATCTTCATTGTCCGCGTACATCCAGAAATGGTCGAGATGTGCTGGTCCCATGTGCGCACCCATGGCATTCCAAAATTGTGCGAGGACATTGCGTAGAACCGCCTCGGTGACATCCCCCTTGTACGTGCCGGTGCTGACCTTCTTGATCCCAGCTCCCTCAAGTATCGGGGTCAGTGCATTTCTGAGCTTGCTCCCTTTGTCGCGATTGAGAGAAAACCGGACAATAGTTTGCATTGAGGTAAGTCCTTCTCCGATGTGATTTGCAGCGCAGTACAGACTAACTTACGCGTAGCTAACATTACCCGTCTCGCCGCATTGAGGGCATTTGGGTTTCAATGCGGCGAGCACGTCCTTCGGCATGTCCGCGTAGTTGGTGATGGTGATCGACCCGCCTTCAAACCCATCTAGGCCATACTGCTCCCATAGAGAGCTAAATGGTTGGTCGTTCTCACTGAGCGTAAGAAGGCCCTGGTGGCCACACTGACAGACGATCTTTCGGCGGCTGCGTGTTGTCATCGGCCGCATCCTTCCATTCAAACTGGGGACGAGAATGACACTCCCCGAAGAAGTCGAGGTCAAGTTGAGGGCGCAAGATATCGATCAGCATAGGACCTGATTGACCGTCCACCCATCGACGGCCATGCTCATCGCCCCTTCCTGACCGATCCGAGGCCCGCTGGGGCGTAACCGTTACGCCCTTATCCGGCCGGGCCGGGAGCCGCACAGTCGGCCCCATGGATCGGCAATTCGCATATGGACAGCCCCAGCCCGTCACCGCCGCCGCCCAGGCGGCCGGGGACGGGGAATGGATCACGCTCTGGCCCGCCGGCGGCGCCGAGGTCGTGCCCGTCGATGGCCGCGCCTCCTGGCGGGTGACCGACGCGGCCAAGGTCGTCGAGACCTCGCTCGCCACGGCCGCCGGCCGCGTCCTGCCCATCGACTTCGATCACGACATCCACAAGCCCCGGCCCGGCCGCGCCGGCCGCGCGGTCGGCTGGATCGACCGCCTGGAGGTCGCCGCCGACGGCGCCATCCGCGGCCGCGTCGAGTGGACCGCCGAGGGCCGCGAGGCGCTCGCCGACAAGGCTTACCGCTTCATCTCTCCGGCCTTCGGCACCGACAAGGCGGGCAACGTTACCCGCATCGTCGGCGCCGGTCTGGTCAATGTTCCCGCGATCCAGGAGCTGCCTGCGGTCGCACACGCCCAGGAGGACGACCCCACCATGACCAAGGAACAGCTGGCTGCGCTCCGCAAGGCGTTCGGCCTGAAGGACGACGCCGACGCCGCCGCCATCGTGACCGCGGCCGGCGAGCTCTCCAACTCGCACACCGCCCTGGAGACGGCCGCAGCCAAGATCGCGAAGGCCGCCGGCCAGGACGAGCTGACCGAGGC